GGTTTACCATTAATGGCAATTCAGTTGCTATTGTTCCAGTTACTACATCTTGACGGTTTTCGTAGTATCGACCTACTATAATTAGTATTGCGTGTTTGATTGCAGCAACCACATCACTAGCACTAGCTTCACCAACTACAAAAGTTATTTTTACTGCATTTGGTTTTTCGTAGGTATCTGGATAATTACCATCTTCAGCTTCATATAATAAAGCTGGTTTATTTTTTAGATCGACTGCATATTCAGTAGCACTTAAAGTCTGTTCTACATTATTAGTGTCGAAGTATTTAACATGAGTTATGGAAGTAACCCCCCCTAATTGGAGATTCATAACATCATAAAATTGGTCAAAGCTAATTAGCACCGTTTGCGCCATTACTCTGGTTCTAGTAAACTCTTCGACCATATTAGTAGCAACATCAATTAATGTTGAGATATAAGTATCGTCAGCAGTAAAATCAGAATCTATCCTTAAATGAGTTTTAGCTTCACTTAAACTTACCGCAGTTGATGTTGGAGCAGTTACAAGAGAAAGCTTACCATAAGGTAAAAAATTATAGTCGTATAAGTCTCTAATCATTTCAAATAAAAAAATAGAGGGGGGATTAACCCCCTCCAATTAAATAAAATTATGCGTTAGCTATTTTAACCGCAGCAGTTGAGTTTTGAACCATGTCGCCATCAACTAATGAAGTTAATACATATCTTGGTTCGCCAGTTCCAGCTCCACTGTATATGTCGTAAATAACGTCTAGACCGCCAAACTGACAAATGTGTACTTTACTAGCATCAAGTAACATATAGTTTGTACCTGATCCAGAGCCACCTCCAACATTAGAAGATGCGAAAGCAAAGTAACCCAAGAAAGATTTATCAATATTATCATAAGCTGGAGATACTGAAGAAACTTGAGCAAGTTGTTTAGCTTCAGATAAAGCTCCAGAATCTAATAACCATGCCATTCTAGCACCTTGTAAATTAACTCCATTACCTAAAAGAGTAGCTTCCATATTTAAAAGCTCTGCAATAGTTGGAGCAGCACCAGCTACTGTTTGAGTAGCAGCATCCAAGAAGATAGAAGTTGGAGCATTAGCAATATCAGAATCGCCTAATAAAGCAAGTTCTAAAGTAGCAGCTACTGATTGTGCCATATTTCTTCTCAATGCAGCTTCAATAGAAGCGTTTTGAGCGATAGCTTCAGCAGATACGTTTACGATAGAGATTAACTTCTTTGGAGATAATGTTAAGCTTGTAGCAGTACCATTAGCATCTGGAGCAGTACCACCAGTCTCAGCAACGAATCCAGAATTGATTGAGCTAAATACTGGGAATTTTTGGTTCTCAACACCAGAGTAAAAATTTGCACCAGCAGAAGCTAGAACTAAATTAGCTTCAAGTTGGTCAGTCCATGCCATTACTTCAGTAGCATTTCCAGCAGAAGTTGCTACCGCAGCTCTTGTTAGAACTGAAGAAGGAATTGCAATACCTTTAAAAGACTGTCCAGTAAAACGTGCTTCGTTACGTGCTTCTTCATCCATTTCTTTAACTAGTCCAGAAAGACGACCAGTAGCAGCTTGATGCATTGCATCTTGGAAAGAATACTCTCTAATTTCTTTTGGAGTGTTTTCAGTAACTTCTTTGATTGCTTTTGTAGCTTGTAGTTTTTCAAATGATTCAGCTCTAACTGACATTTTATTCAACTCTTCTACTTTTTCGTTTAAAGAGTCAAAGTTGCTTTTTTCGTCATCACTCATATCACGTCCTTCAGCAGATGCTACTAGACCTTCCATTTTTTCGATAACTTCAGCTCTTTCCTCTTTGTAAAGTTTTGATGTTTTCATTTATAGAAAAATTATTATTAAAATTTATTTTTCAAGATTTGCACTCGCATTTTATGAAGGGAGCGATTTCTTAAATCTTGTTCTTCTTTTTTACCCTCTATTTTTTCTTTAGCTAAATTCTCTTCTAACTTTTTAGCTTGTTCTTTTTCTTTCCATTCCTCCATTGAGCGCAAAGCTACGGTGCTTGTAGCATCGTTATATGCTGGATAAGTAACAGAGCTTACATCATATAATTGAGAAACTCTATTTATAGTTCTAATGTTCATCCCATCTTTTAACTCCCATGAGTCATCCTCAACAGTAAATGCAAAGCTAGACTGGCTTATAGTTCCATTCTTTAAAAGCTCCATTAAATCTCTAGCAGTTGAAGTATTAGGTAAATCAGCTTCATATCTTAAACCCTTTTCATCTACTGAAAGTCTTAATGTTCCATTCGTAGTTCTTGCTAGGATTAAATTAGCATCATGATTAACTAAAAATCTAACGTCATCTTCTAACCTACCATCAAAAGCACCAGGAGCTATATACTCTCTAAACCCTCCTAAATCATTTGACTCTGAATTAAATACTGCTCCATAACCTACAACTGTTGGCTTATCGCCATCCATTCTTAACTCTAAATCTTGAACATCAAAAGTTCTTACTTCTGCATTAGGATTGTTTCTCATATACAAAGGGCGTTTCATGTCATCATCGTCATCATGATCTGGATTGTGGTCACTCATATTCATATCTTTTAAAGCTTCTTTTGCCTGGTCGTGTGTATCGAATGGCATAAAATAAGTCATGCCATCCATTGTATGCTCATGAGAGCCACTACCTCCAAGTTTTTCTGCTTCTTCTTCAGCTTCTTCTTGAGTTTCAAATAATGGCAACTCAATACCGTCTACAATCATTGAGCCAACCTTTTCACGTTTTTCATCTTTATCGTTGTGATAGCTCTCTTCAATTTCATCCATAAGTTTATCGTAAGTGATAATGATTGAGTCATCAGTTTCTTCAATCTTTTGGATGTGTCTTAAATCGTGTTTTTTCATAAATCTATTATTTTCTTCCATTTCTAATCTTACTGGATGCTCTTTAGGGAGTAAATCGGTATCATGTTTACCGCCTTGAAATCTTCCTTTTCTCAAAGCAAAAAGGAATGAATTTACTCTTGAATATCCCCATTGCTCTGGACTTGATACGTTAGGTCTTACGCTTCCTGGATTTGTTTTGTATGCTCCGATTCCACGCTCCATAACCTCCTCTAAAGTTTTCAAAGTTACTCTTGCGTTCCATTTAACATCAAGTTCTTTAACCTCTTTATTATGTTCTTCTACTTTATTCTCAAGAGCTTTGATAACAGTTTTATTTAAAACTTTCTCTTCTTTTTTGCCCTCTAACTTTTTTGTTAGTTCAAGAATAACATCTTTCATTCCTTGCTCTCCTAGAGTTCCAATAGTTCCCCATTTCATTTGAGCTACTACACCACCAACATTAGAAAGATTTGGTTCGGTATCTCCTTCAAATTGTTTACCATCTTCAAAGTGCCTCTTTGCCCATGATTCTCTTTCTTTGATCCACTCTCTTATCGCTTCAGTATCTTGACCATCTTTAGCTCGACCCCAAAGCATAAAGGCATCATTGCCTCTTATATTGCCACCAGCACCCCAGATTTCTGGAGTTTGCTCTTTTACATTTAAAGCAAAATCATAATCAAATTGAGGTTCTTCACTATTCCTCAAAGAGATTTTTTTGTCATCTCCTTTATTAGGGAAGTTAGTCATCCTCGCTAGTATTACCGATTGGAGCAAAATTCAAAGGGAAATAATGAACATCTCCCTCATCTCCAATCCTATTCATATCTTCCATCCTACGAACCTCATTAATTGATAAAGCTCCGATTTGCATCATCTCTCTATAATAAGAAGCTCTAGCATTACTATCCCCTCTCAATAAACCATTAACGTCTATCTTGATTGAGTATTCATCTAGCTCATTATTTCTAAATAGTTTTCTATTAAGTTCTTGCTCAATGCAAACTAAATAAGGAGTTAGCGTAAATCTTACGAAGTCAATGCTCAAAGCTTCGATTGAATTGTAGTTAGCCGACTTCTCTAAATGACCAATCAAACTTAATGGGCATTTGAAAATTCTAGCGATTTCTTCTATTTGGAATCGTCTTGACTCTAAAAGTTGATAGTCATTGGCATTAATTTTACTTTGCTCAAATGTCATCCCCTCCTCAAGGATTGCAGTTTTGCCACTAACAAAGCTTCCATTGTATTGTGTATTCCAGCTATTTTTTAATCTTTCAACTGCTTCTTTTGATAACTTACCAGGATGTTTAATAACACCACCAATTTGAGAAGAGTTTTGAAAGTAAGAATTAGCAGTATCATTAGAAGCTAAACTAGTTCCAATTGTAGACTGTTGAGCTTTTATTACGCTCACTCCTTCAATGCCATTAAATGATAGATTAAAAAAATGGAGCATATCTTGAGACATTACTCCGACCTCATGGTCTTTTATATCGTAATAAACTTCGTCATCATATCTAACTACTTTTACGTCATTATGATCAACTGGTATTAGTTGAATGGGTCTAGCGTTTGCATCTCTTTCAATGTAAAAATAAGAGTTCCCATCTAATAAAAGATTGTTCATTAACACATCTAGGAATGTGTATGTCGTCATTAACTTATTTGGGTTTTGAGCTATTAGCTTGTAAATTGGATGGGATATATCAGTAATTTTATCTTGGTCCTCTTCAATACGATATACTTTTATAGGAAGTGAAGCGATTGATTCGCTTATAAGACGTACACATGAATAAACCGCAGAGAAAGTTAATGAAGATTCCTTACTAACTCCTCTTGTGTTTTTGTTTCCTAGATTGCCAAACATGGCATTTAGATAGTTATTATTACGCTTTTCAGAGCGTAAAAAATCAAATAGACCCATAAGTTAAATTGCAATTATACTACAAAGATAAAGAAAAGGGCAAAAGTCAAAGCCATAAGATTCCCCTATCATCATAAGCTGAATCATCAGAGTCATCATTTAAATAAGAACCTAGAGCCATAACTAGAGAAACCATAAGGTCAATTTTTTCAGTTGACTTGCTTTTATCCATTTTAATATTTCCAGCAGGATCAGACTTTATTGCAACATTAGAGCAGCACCATCTTAACACCTTATGCCCCCCATGATTTATTTCTTTAGCTAGAACTTTTTTCTCCAGTTCTTTGGTGGGACTTGATAAACTTGCGAAACCTTGACCAAAAGGAATCATTGGTAAACCATCGTTTACTAAATCAATAACTAACTGGCTAGAGTTCCAACGGTCATAAGCTATCTCTTGAATGTTTACTATTTCAGCAATTTCTTTTATTCTCTTTTTTATGTAATTGTAGTCAGTAACATCCCCTTCAGTTAGTTCTAAAAGTCCTTCTTTGGACCAACCAATGTAGTCAACTTGATCTCTTCTACTTCTTACAAAAGCATTTTCTTTAGGAGCGAAAGCATAAGGAATAACTGTTAGCTTGTCATCTTCTGGAAAGATTAAAACAAATGCGCTCAAATCTCTAACACTTGCAAGGTCTAAACCAGCATAACATTTTTTACCTCTAAAGTTTTCTATATCTATTGGAGCTAAATTACACGCCTCCCATTGTTCATCTGATAGCCATTTACTAACACTAGTTGTCCATTGATTCAAATGTAACATCTTAAAAGTATTCTCATAAGATGGCATTTTGATAGCTTTCTCTTGCTCTCTTTTTAAGTAGTCTAATTTTACAACACCAGTTTCAACGCCAGGATTTGCAATTCTTAAAGCTTCCTCTGAAGTCCAATCTACTTTATCTGGACAGTAATATTTTACATAATAAAAAGAGTCATCTTTGATAATACCCTTTGAAACTTTGCGACCATAATCTTCAGTCTTATAGCAAATGGATTCTTTATTATAACCAGCAGTAGTTATTGCAATAGTTAGCGGTTGCCTTCTTGATCCAACTGAAGTGGTTAAGGCATCCCAAAGACTTGCATCCTTTTGAACAAAGAACTCATCCATACAAATAAAAGAAGCATTGTAACCAAATTTAGAAGATGCTTCAGAGCTGATAGCTTTAAATGCAGAGTTTGTTTTTTCATATACGATAGAGTTCTTAAATACTTTTAGATTTTTGTTAAGTTGATTGTCTGCTCTAACCATTCCAGATGCGACATCGAATATAATACCAGCTTGTTGTCTATCCCCTCCAGCTACATAACATTCAGCACTTGGTTCACCATCAGCGATTAACATATACAAAGCAATAGCACTAATCAGAGTTGACTTTCCATTCTTTCTAGGAAGGCAAATGTATGCAGTTCTAAATCTTCTTAAATCGGTGTCTCTATACTTCCATCCAAATAAGTCCCTTACTATTGTTTTTTGAAATGGCTCTAGCTTAAATGGTTCTCCTCCAAGTTCTCCTTTTATATGCTTGATATGATTCTCGATAAAGTAGACAACTCTATCTGCTGACTTTTCATCAAAGTAGAATTTTTTACATTCCTTTAGTTTCATTAGTCAAAGAAATTAAAGTCGTCAGTTCTTTCTTCCTCTTGCTCTGGCATTGATAAAGAAGCTCTTGAGCTAGGAGTAAATCCAAATTGCGTAGCAATTTTCAATCCATTTTGTAGAGCGGTTTGCATGATTTTATACTTGGGATTTATTTTAGTCATCCTTAAACGCCCATCTTTGTCGACCGTTTGCTGGGTAAAGTTGCCACGTAGCTCATTAGCTATTTCGTAATATGTCCCCATCTCATTGCAATACATTGCCAAAATTGATAGATCAGTTAAGTGAAGCATCTTAATATTAGCTAACTCATTAGTAACTAACTCCCATTCTTTTGCTCCATAATCATTTAGGAAGGAAGGAGCGGAAGGCATTGTTACAACTGCCGAAGTAACCATCTCGTTTCCCACTAGTCGAGATTTTTCTACCGTTCCTTTTAGCTCCTTAATTTTTGTTGGTGTTTTTTTCCTTCCTTTCATTATAATTACTGAACCTAAACTGGTTCTAGTTTGTTATATCTATATCCCTACGTTTTTACTTTAATTTTGCGTATAAAAAATGAAAGCT